CGTTTCTCTAGAGTGCTGAACAAGATCAGAAATTTTCATTTGAATTTCTAAGAATACCATTCGGCACTCAAAAAAACTTCCGCAAGCCATCCAACAATTCGTATTCTTGTAATTCTCTTCCGTTTCAATTTGCATACAAAATTGCTGTTGCTCATTTAAATTATAGCTCATCACAATATCTTGCACCATCATCTGTAATTGAATTGAATCTGGTGGCGGAACTTTTGTTTCTGAAGTTTGTGCAAAACTTTGAATTGCAATTACACTTGCAAATAATGTAAATAATAATTTTTTCATAATTTATTTCACTCTTGGTAAATCCTTTATAACTTCTTTTCTATCTATAACTTTTGCGTTTTTTATTAAAGAAAGATTAAATAGTACCATCATACTCTCTCCCCATCCAAAAGGCGACTGGTGAAGCTCATAATCAACGCCAGAGGCAACTAAGAAGTCTTTGATACCTTTTCTAGCTTTCTCTGTTTTCAGTAAAGATTCATTCAATAGAATATTTAAAACAACAAAAGCGGGAACTTTTCCATTCTCTAAAAATCGTTCTTCTAATTTGCTTTTCAATATTTTTGTTTTTGGTTTTCCGATTGTTGAACTAAGTGCGTCAACTTTATCAAAATCAATTTTAACATCATTTATCTCATTACCTTTTTGAATATCTAACAAATATACTTTTCTAGAACCTTTAGCATACTTCTCCACAACTTGTGCGCTTGTAGTCAAATATAATCCAGGACCATATTCGATTCTTTTTGATTTTGGAACCTTGGATAAATCAGATGATGACAATGTACCTTGACTTGTGATATCAAGATTGCCACCATGATAGAATTGATATGTGTTTGTGTTTTCTGTGAGGAATTGTGAGAATGATTGCATATTACATTATATAAATATTACCTTCCATTGAATCGAACATTTTATCCACACCTCTGATTCCATTAGCAATCATATTTTTATAATAACCTTCTGCTTGTTCACCCACATATTCATCAGCAAGCGCCAAATTCATTCCATTGAGTTTTATTTTTGTAGGAAGTTTTCCAAGTTTAAATCTAAATGGCAACGTTTTACCTTCTTCCTCTTCCCAAACATCTCTGCTATTTTGTGCATACCATAAGAAAGAAACAAACGAATCATATAAAAATTCAAAAGCACGATCTTTCTTTACTACGGCTTTAGTTCTCTTTCCTTCCCCTTGTTCATATGCGGCTGTTCTTTTTGCTGTATTGAAATTTCCAAAAATTTTGAAGAATTCAAAAATAGGAGCAAGTGTTTTATCATTGAGATAATCTTTAGACCGCAGATATTTTAAAAATTCATTTTTTTGTTTTTCTATTCTGTCATAATCTTTATCACTTTTATATACATCCTCATCAGGTGTGTAGTTGTTTGTAAGAAATTCATATATGTCAAATTTTATATTATTCACAAATTGGTCTGTAAATGCTGCAGGATACTTAGAACTTCTGTTCATTGAGTGACCCATACGGTGTAATAAAATCCAAGGTGTGAGTCCAACTTTTGCATCACCTATATTTGTAGTATAGATGATAGAAATAGATTTTTTTGCTTTATCTGTGAGTTTTTTATTTTCACCAACTAATCCAACTTTTTGTAAATATTCAATCATTTTATCATCTGGACCATCATAACTTATTTCACCTTTAGCAATCTGATCAGGACGTAATTCTCCATGTTCATGAAACTTTTTGCTACCTGCAAAATCTGCAAAGAACAAACGAAAATCATGTTTGAATGCCTTGAAAACTTTTTCTAACTTTGCTTGTGTTTTAGGATTCTTTACAAGTTTTCTATCTGTTGAACTAAATGAAGATAGTCTCTCACCTTTTTTGTTTAAAGCTGGCTTTCCAGTTTTAGTTTTTCTCTCTCCAACATCACTTGGGTCATACTCTGCGAGTGGCGCTTCTATTAAAAATTCTTGAAATGATTTCATATTTAAAAAAAATATTTGAGTTAAAATTATTGTTTTAACTATTTATCAAAACTATATCCATAAGATTTTAAAAACATTTCAAAGGTTTTTGTTTGTTTATATTTTTGTTGGTATAATAAATGTAAAGATGTGCTGATTATTTCTTGCGGATATTTGCGAATTGAAAATCCAGAACCTTCCGCACCTAAAGAATTTTCAATTATGGATTTGTAGATATAGTCATCTTGATTCTTAATTAAATCTTGAATCTCAGTCACAAGCATATCATATTCATGATCACCAATAATTGATTCATCTAATTGATAATACAAAAAAGAATGAACCAAAAATTGACGTATTTTTCTTTCTAACATATTAATAACTTTGATTTAAACGCCAAACCAAATATTCTTTTGCTCCAATCGTTTCATATTTTTGTTCTTCAAATAAACTATCTACTTGTACATCATCTCTTGGATGAACAAAATATGGAAAACTAAATCTGCTTTTATTCAGATGCTGATTTACTACACGATGAGGAGTTGACATATAAACATCATTTGTCCAACGTTGTAATAAATCACCTACGTTTACTACACATGTATTTGGAATATATGGTGCATCAATCCAAGTGTCTGTATTCCTTGGTTTAATTTGAAGTCCTGGATTTTCATCTGTGAATAATATTGTGATTGTTCCATAATCAGTATGCTCACCACCACGCATTTGATTTTCTAAAATATCACCATCCCAAGGTGGATAGTGTAACATACGTGTTGTTGTAGATTTAGAAACCAAATGTTTTTCAAACAATTCATTTTCTCTTAAATTCAAAGCTTTTTCTATCATTGATAGAACATCGCCTGTAATTTTAAATAAATCATAATTCCATGTCAAGCAAATCTCTTTTTGTTTTTCATCAAGCCATTGATTATCATTTCTAAATTCACACCAATTAAATGCTTCTTTCAAATCAACTGGAGTTCCAGGTGTTAAACTCTCAATCATTCCTTGATAACCAGAATTTGATTCTGTAGATGTATATGCTAATTTGTTTTTTTCTTCTAGTGGCAGAGCAAAGAATTCTTTGGCATGGTCTAAAATGTTAGATATATCAATATCTGTTTTGAGGTAGGCAAATCCAACTGTCTTAAATGCTTCATCTAGTTGCAAATGAGCATCTTTATTATTTTGATCTATAACTGGTATTTCCATATATTATATGGGGGCTGTTACACCCCCGTGAAATGTTATTGCATAGGAGTGATTACACCTTCAACATAAAAATCCATAGATTCAATTCCTTCTCTTCCCATACCCGGTTTTACTACAGTTCCATCTTGTTTAATGAATCCAGCAGAAAACGGAAATGATGCATCGTATTTCTGTGATGCAAATTTTGATTTTTCCATCTCCACATATTTTACAACATGAGATGGTACATTCGGACCCCAAGGACTCAAATCAACACAACCTTTTTCCATACCCCAAAATGGTGTATCAACTTCCCATGTTCCATCCTCTACTGATTTCATCACATGCTTGTAATAAACATCCCAATTAAACATCGGACCAGTTGCATAACGGTCTGGACCAAAAGAGTTCATTGGAGCATCATTACCCATTCCCCATAGAGGTTTGTCTTCAGTGGATTGCTTTTGAGCCAACATCACTACTGATGGTGAATCTGTAGTTGTGAAGAATACATCTACTCCATTATTGAAGAGTGCATCTGCAGCCGCTGTATCTTTTGCAGGGTCAAACCATGAATTAATCCAAACAATCTGTACTGTGATATTTGGATTCACAGATTTTGCTCCAAGAGTTGCAGCATTGATATTTGAAATGATTTCTGGAATTGGATGAGAACCTACAAATCCGATTTTATTTGTTTTAGTTAACATACCTGCAGCAACACCAGCTAGATATCTAGCTTGAAACAATCTACAATTGTAGTTGTTCAAATTCTCTGCCGTCTTAAAGCCCGTGGCGTGCATAAATTTCACATTAGGAAATTTTTTCGCAGTATTCATCATTGGGTCCATATAACCAAATGATGTACCAAACACTACATCATGTTTACGTGCAAGGCGAGTAAACACTCTTTCTGAATCTGATTCAGCAACGGCTTCTACATAATCAAATTCATAACCAGATTCTTGCATACCTTGATAGTGTCTCATACTCCAACCACCATCACTTTTAGGACCAACCAATACCAAACCTGCGGTTGGTTTTTCTGCAGCAATTCCCATAACACTAAACACTACCAACGCTACTAATACACTAAAAATTCTTTTCATATTTGCCCTTATTATTTAAATTGACTTTCAAATTCACGCAATCGTTTATAAACACTCATAAGTTCTACAATTTGTAACCAAGAACGAATTATAAATTGCAAACTCTCTGCTACTTTACTAAATGCTCTTGTAGTTTGACTGACAACACCCAATGTAATACCACCAGCAATGATGCTAGGACCCAATGCGACATATGGCACAATCACCATACCTTGAAGGTAACTCCATTTTGCAATATTGAAATAAAAATAATGCAGATAAGATTTGAAATGGATTGTTCTAACGTTCTGAAATAGAGCATCAATACTTGCAGTAGTTGCACGGGATTCATTGTCTTCACCATGTACTAATTCTTTACGATAAGCGGCTTCTTCCTTCTGAATATCGTATTCAATACCTGGTAATTTTCCACCAATCAAACTCAAGAGTACAGTACCGCCTAGTGCAGTGACGATAACTGCCCAAACCAATCCATGATCAACATGACCAAAGATGGGAAATTCTGTAACTGCTTTGCTAAGTCCGTACAGAATCGGCACAAAGGCAACTAACATTAAAATTGCTTCAACTAAACCTACACCCAAACTTTCTGTCAGTCTTGCAAATTTTAATGTATCTTCTTGAACACGTTGACTTGCACCTTCAATGTGTCTTACTCGTTGCCAATTTTCATGATAATAATCCGCCATACTTTCTCTCCAACGGAACGTCCAGTGATTCACTAAGAATCCGTTAAAGATTACATTCACAATAATATAGATACCTGCTATGCTAAAGAAATCATACATGTATCCATAATACTCTTCATAACTAACTGAACCGGGTTGTGACAATGCTTTTTGAAGAGCATCATAAAACCTACCAAACCACTCGTTGATTTGTACATCTAATTGTACACTATACCAGATTGCTGCAAGAATAGTAAATGTACCTAAAGTACTCCACCATCTCCAGCGACTATCATAGAAAAAACGAAACATACTATTCCTTTATAATGATATATCATCTGTAATAAAATCCAATTCTGTTATAACAAGGAGAATATTTGTAATTGAATTCAGAAGTATTGATATTGTGATTTTTGTCAAACACTGGAATCATTTCTTTTGTAGTTTCATAATTCATTTCAACCCAATCAGTATTTAATCTTAAATGAATTTCAATAATTTTACCATCAATCATCTCTAAGTTTGTATATTTATACTTTCCAAAAAGATGTTTTAAAACATTTGGAAATTCTATCTTATCATCAGTTCTTACCCACTTGTCCCATTTCCAAATCGGATTTTTCTTATTCCTTAGACCTTCTACACATAATATTTGTTTTCCATCTTCATAGTCTACACTCAGATGTCTTCCTTTAAAAACCTCACACCAAAAATAACCATCAGGAATACAATCATCAGTATCACCTTCTAATTCTGTAAAAAATGCACCTCTTCCCATAGACATTAAATTTACACAAGGTCTCACAATGTAAATATCTTTTTTTGGAACAGGCACACCATGTGGTCCACAAATATAACCAAGTTTTCTAGCCAGTATTAATTTATCAAATATCCATAAATCTCTTTCATCACATTTTAACCAAGTTTGATCATCATCTTTATAATTATTTTCAATCGTATACATGTATTAATTATAAAAAAATATTAATTTTTTTTACGAACCATATCTATCATCCAAATTTGTTAATGAATCATAATGACATTCTATCAATGGATATACTGTATTTTCTACATCAATCATTAGTTTTTCTAAAATTAGTGGATTAAAAATAGCTATAGAAATAATCATACCTAACGCTATATACATTAATTTACTTAACATAAATCCTCTTTGTTTAAATTACCAAAATTATATTTACAATGCAAAATTTGGTAAGTTTTTTGATTCATCCATTAAGATAAAAATGATGACATTCATGTCTATCATAAACGTGTCAATAAATTCAGGAAATAATATTGATATGTATATTAAAGTGTTGACTAGATAGAATATTTGATCTGAAGATAACATTGAATAGTTTTAAAAAAGAGCGGAATCAATCCGCTCTTATATTAGCTTATTCGCTTGCTAACTTTTCAAAGAAAGAAAGCTCATCATCTTCTTCTGCAACTGGAGGAGTTACACGGTTTGATTTAGCAACAAATGCTGGTGTTTTTTTAGCCTTTGGTGTTTCTTCATCATTCTCTGTGCTATCATCAGCATTTGAATTTTGAGATGTCTTTGAAGTACCCATAGTTACAGCATCTAACCTTTTCTTCAAATCATCAAAAGATTTGTAATAATCTTCTGATTTAAATTCTGCCAATGAATGTTGAGAACGCCAAATGGATTCCATCTCATCATCAGAATCGGCTAATTGTGTTGGTGTATCAAATGAAGATTTATCATAAGTGATATAACCTTTTTCTCTACGCATTCTTAATCTAAAATTACATCCTTCTAGAAAATCAAACACATAGACTGGCTCCTCTGGTTTCATATCATCAAATTCTGGAGCGGGTGGATTGATTTTTTCTTGAATGAATTCAAAGATTTTAGGACCATATTGAAACAAGAAAACTTTACCTTCATTAGCTGGATTTGCACCATCTTGAACAACAAGAATATTTGAAACGTATTTGATTTTTCGTTTTCTCATTCTTGCAAGGTCTTCATTTTCTGAGCCACCTTGACTCCACAAATCATTGTTTGCTTGGCAAACTGGACAATCTTTACCTACACTTGTTGGACAATTATCAATTAACCATCCATGTGGTCCTTTGAATTCATGTCTAAAATATTTTACAAATTCATCTTCTTCATTTGGTGGTGGAGGAAGAAAACGAATAATAGCTGAACCAACTCCATCTTTTGCTTCTAATCGCCAAAAACGTGTATCATCATATGATGATGCCTTTGCTTCTTTTTCAAGTTTTGCTTGCATCGAAGAAAGTCTGCTTGTTCTTGATTTTAGTGCTGTTTTAAAATCCATAATCAATCCTCTTATGAGAATGTTAATAAAAATAGTTTGCACACGTACACTAACATGATATCACATTCATAAAATAATGTCAAGTACAAAATACACTTTTAATAATTTTTTTAAGATTATCAGAATCTTGATTTTTCAAGAAAGCTCTCATTTTAAATAATCTCTTATTCAAAATAGGATAATAAATTTTTTCGGTAATATGTTTTTCCAGTTTGTCAAAAAATTCCAAAACTTGATTTAAATACAATATTGTTTGTGGTGATACTTGACTTTTAACAATAAATTTAAATATCATCGGTAATGTATTTTCTTCAACTGAAAACATATCATTAAATTTATAATCTTTTTTTTCTAAATAAGATTTCAATTCTTCTAACTCTCTTTCAAAAAAATACTTTGGTGCTTTTTGATAGCTCATCCAATATTTCCATAACGAATAATAATCATCCGTCAAAAAAAGTTCTATCTTCATTTTCGGATTATGAAATAATCCTGGTATAAAAAAATCTGGAAAATCTGTTTTGTATTTTCCTTTTGCTATGATCGCATATGGCACAATGTCATTGAAATTGTGTTTTTTTACCTTACCATTATACTTATGATAGTGATAGTTTTTACTACTAAAATGTAACTTGATTGCTTGGTAACTTTCTTTTACTTCTTCTGGTGTTACCAAAGATGTTTGGAAACTTCCTCGTTTTAGGTAAGAAATTGAGTTGTTCAAATTCCTCTCTCAGGTCGGATTTAAGTTTACCGGAAATAAATGGAGCAACTGTTTCATACTCCATAGTTCTTTCATCACAAAATTGAATTATAGTTTCAATTAAACTTTGATTTGTTTTTTTCTGCAAAACATAAATTTTCTTCTGGAAACTTTCAATAGTTTCAAACATTTATTTACTCTCCGTGGTGTTATTATCTCGTATAGAATTTTCATAATATTTTATTAATTCCATTTGTTGTAAAATATATCTACGTATTTCAGCAACATTTAGTGATAGATTCTCATAGTCTTTCACTTCAATTGCAAAAAATACCCACTCTGGACCCTGTTCTTTTTTTAGCTTTTCATCAAAAGCATCAATAGTTTCGGGTGTTATCACGTACCAAGTGATATCTTTACTCAAGCTCAATCCTTTTGGTCTTGCTTGAATAGGAATATTTTTCTCAATCACCTTCGTTTTAATAATAACTTCAGGCTCTTTTTGTATTGTCGGTTCTTTACTACTACAATTATATAATAAACTAGCTGGAACTAGAAGAAGTAATTTCTTCCAATTCTTTAAAAATCTTTGAAGTGGCATCATTTACTCTTTTTTCAATGAGACCTGGTTTTTTAGAAGATAGTTTTGTGAGGTTATGATCATTTAACTTTCTCTGTAAGTCAGTATTATACTCTTCGGCTTTTTGTAAAGATTTTTGAAGTTTCATGGTTTCATTTTGTATTTTAATATTTTGTTGTGTTAAAATATTAATCGCAACTTCATTATCCTTTAAACTTTCTTTATAACGAATAGCCTCAGTGGTTTTTACTTCAAGTTCATTTTTCAATTCCATATAATGATTATATGCATAATATATACCACCAAAAATACTTACAAGTAGAGTAATTAGTGCGTATAATTTAATTAGCATTTGAATCTACCCTGTCGGTTTAATTCTAGAAAATCATAATCTTTTGTATTGAAATCAAGTAGTCCATAAATCCAAGCATGGTCTAACTTATTATTTATCCAGATTGGATACAGAAATCTTTTATATAAATCACTATCTGTATCTGAAAATCCTTCTAAGTAATCTAAAGAAGCCCAAGTATGATAATCATATATTTCATATACTTCCCCATAAACACTTCTTTCTGGTTTAAAATTGTTTATCTTTTTTGAACAGTTTATATAATTATCTACATCAGTTTTATAATCAGATGTTCCATAGCCACAAATAAATTCTTTTTGGCCAGGAACAAAAAAAGGTATATTGTTTTCATAGATATAACCATCCGTCACAGCACCAGAAATAAAATGACAATTTTTAATTAGTTCATGATTACTACATCCTTTTTTTAGAGTACCGTATATGAAATAAAGCATTTAATAAGTAATATTTTTTTCTTTATGTTGAAAGTGTGGAAAAGAAAATAAATTGGAAACTTTTAAACAAAAGGCAATCAACAACCAACAAACCACAAGTAGCAAAATGTCTCATAACCTCGTAGCAAACTACAATGTTATTTATCCGAGGAGCAAAAGACGTTCAGTAGTTTGGCGATCAACCAGTTGGATTTGATGTTTCTTACTTCATTCTCCTTTCCACTACAGACAAGTCAGAGCAGGTCTTCTGTTTCCAGAACCGTTACCTCCTTGTCCGATAAACTTATCTCTGTCGAAATGTTAAGTTCCAACAAAGAATCGTTTATTTTACGGAGTTGCTTTTTAAGCACACTCATCTCTTTGCGGTATTCCGCTAATTCTTCTCTAGTGACTAGAATACTACTCACACCCGAACCTCTGACTAGAATACTACTCACAGCCGAACCTCGGCGTGAGAAATAATTTTCTCTATCTTCGCTTTTCTTTTCAAGTTGTTCTAATTTAGAAACAATTTCATCAGCACTATAATACTTTTCACCTTTGCATTTATCCAAGATTGCCTCAAGCCAATGCATATCGGCATTAATACGGCGTTCTTCTGTCAATAATTTGGACACACCACTGGCTATGTTTGCTTGCCCTACCTTATCACGTATTGAATACAACACGGCATTCAGAGTTTGTTTGCGCAAAAGATTTGTTTTCCACTCTTGAGTTTTTTCTGCCATCTCTTCAACAACACGTTCTTTGTCTTCAAAGACCTCATATGGAGACACTTCGATTTCACGCAAGGCTGAAGAGATTTCTGACTGAATGGCTGCG